GAAACCGATTTTCGGTTGGAAAGTGTCTTGTCCAACTGCTCTCACCATTTGTAGTGGAACATATGGGCAATAGAACATACCAGCATCGTAAGGTGAAGTACCTTTGTAACCTACAACGAAGTATTGCTTCGCAGCTTGGTTAGCTGAGTATGGATCAATGTACACTTTGTATCTACCGTTTAATACACCAGCAAAAGTATTACCAGTATCGTCAACGTTTAGATTGTTGTTCAAAGCAGGTGTGTAATCTAAAACACCAGCCATTTGCAATGCGCTAGCAACGTCTGAAGAACAGATAATCATGTTACCTTTTCCACGTCTAGTTCTCATAGCGATTGTGTTTGCTTCTCTCTCAACTTGGAACATAAGACCTTTAAATCTTTCAACTGACCATCTACCGTTTGAGTCTGTATCTAAATCAAAGATACCTTCAGTAGTTGTGTTGATTGTTCCTGTGTTAGCAGAAGCACCTTTTTCAGCGTTGATGTAAATAGTTCTTACAACTTCTCTGTTGATCTCAGCAAGGATCTCAGCAGATAGAATGTTTGCAAGTTCTGTTTCAGCGTCTAAACCATGGATTGCTTTTAAGTCTTGTGCAAGTTCCATAGTGTATTCAGCTTTAAGCGCTCTACTTTTAGCAGTTACAGTTGACTTCTCAATTGAGAAAGCCATTTCAGCAAATGCATTACCAGCAGCGTCACCTAGTGCCTCAGCGGCAGCAGTTGACATTGCAGTACCTTTTGTGTAAGTACCTGGTGAAGCGTCATTAAGAACAGCAGGGTTAGCGCCTGAATCAGCAGTTGTAGAATAACCATCTACAGCTGAACCAGCAGCGTTTCTACCTGAGAAATCTGTATCAGCAGCGTCAAATAACGCCTCTGTGCCAGATTGGTTAGTATATCTACTTCTCATTGCAAAGATAAGTCCTGTTGGACCAGTCATTGGTTGTACACCAGCGATATCGTATGCGATAAGGTTAGGCATTGCTCTTCTTACTAATGAGATCAAAATTGGATCCCAGTTAGAAATAGAAGCACCTGTAGAGTTAGTTGGTGCAGCTTCGCTAATGAAAGCAGCGTCTTCTTTTAGTGCAGCTTCTTGGTTTTCCAAGATAGTTGCTGTAACGGCACGTCTGTAAGAATCCTCAATTTTTGGTAAATCAGGATGCTCTAAGACTGGCTGCCATTTTTTCTCGTAAGTTTCAGATAAGTACATATCTTCTTCTCTCCTCTATTTTTTATTTAGACACTTTCATGTCTTTTGTTTTACTTATAGCGGCGGTATAAGCAGCCATAGCATTCGTTAAATCAACCGGAGTCGATTCATCGCCTACCGCTACATCATCTAAATCACCAGAAGAAGCTTCTGATTTTATACCAAAGTAACTTTCTTTAATAGTAGCTACTTTAGATGTGAAGTCTTTTTCATTTTCAAACTCAACTTCTTCAGCAAGTTTATTAAACTTCTCTTTTGATGTATCAGCTAAATCTTCACCCATTTTTGAAATGATTGAGTCTTTAGTTTTTTCTGATATACCAGATTTTAGTTCAACATTCTTTTCGATCTGTTCGTTTAGTTTGTTTTCTAAGTCTTCAATTTTTGAAGCTTGATCTTCAAGCACGTCATATTTTTCATCCGGGACATCGATGTAATGGTCTTCAAATAGTTTTTTCAAACCAGATATAAAGTCCTCGGCAATTTCTCCTTTGATACCTCTTTCAAGCGCTATCTCGTTTTCTTTCATCCACTCTTCTACAACATATGATAGATATGAGTCAACTTTTTCTACAAGTTCGCCCTTAGCAGTATCAATCTCTTCTTTAAGTTTTTCTTCGTAACCAGCCATCATTTTCTTCTTTGCTTCTTTAACTTTTGAGTTAACAGCAGCTTCGAAAATAGTAGCAGCTTTCGATTTAAACTCTTCAGATAAATCTTCGTCTTTTGTTAAAGCTTCGACATCAGCGGATACATCGATTTTTTCATCTTCTTCCACGATTTCTTCCTCTTTAACAACTTCTTTTGAAGAATCATCTGCCTCGACAGTTTCCTCGTCTTGCTCTTCTTTTAATTTTGGCATTGCCTCAGCAGCACCAGCATTTGCTTGTTGAGCGTCACCAGAAACCTGTTTAGATTTTTTAGTTGCGTCCGGATTGCTGTCAGTAGGTTTTACTACAGGTGCACCTAAATCCTCAGCATCGTTTTTCAGATGAGTTGGTTCAGCTGCTACAGCATTCTTTTTTGGAGCATCAGCCATAGGGTTGGCTTGCGCCTCTACTACTGCTTCTTGTTCCAACGCCTCTAACTTATTTTCTGTTTCGGCCATAAGAAATCTCCTTAATTATTTTAATAAACGTTTATTAAATTTCTTTCTTACAAGATATTTATAAAACTAAAGTTTTTTAAGAAAAGATTCAAATACTTTTAGTTTTGATTCTTCTAATGCTCGCTGTTTTGCACTTTGGACTTGACTTTTCCAAGCTTCAATGTCTTTTTCTTTTAAGACACCGTTGTCCCAAACCCACTCTTTGTTTTCCATAATACCTTCAACGAAAGCGTCTGGAGCTGATGGATCTGCAACTATATCAGCAGCGGTAGCAAGATAGAAATCATCTTTAACGTAGTTTGCACCGTTTCTTTGTATTAATGAGCCCATACCACGACTAGAAACACCCAATTGAGCGCCTTCATCTATAAGACCTTTTACAATCTTACCGTATGGTGTATTCATTATCTTTGCTTCACCAATAAAATTATTTCCATCTGGATGAAGTTTCGTAATCATATGTGAAACTCTTTCCAAATTAACTGTAGGTCCGTCAGGATGTCCTAACTCACCGAAAGCTCTTTTCTTATTGATAAACTCTTTATTGTATCTCGTCACCTCGTTTTCCAAAATGTCTTTTGGATAAACTCTTCCATTTCTATTCTTCATATTTGATTGAAGAAAGATACCTCTAATTTTATAATCTTTTTTGCCGTTTGTTTCTTCTACAAGATATTCTGCGTTTGAAACTTCCTCTGAAATTAATTTCATATTCCCTACCTCTGTATATATTTATACATCTTTTACTCTTAAACCGTGAATTTTCTCATCATATCCTATACCCATTGGATCATTCCAACTATATGGCCATGTCCAACTTGTCATTGAATAACGCATACCAGAAGTTACCGGTGTAACCCTATGTGGATGTGTTACAGCACTTGGCCAAATTTGAGCATAACCTACGGGTAAATCTTTACCAGAATAACCTTGTCTTGGAAACTCTAAGTGACCACCTTCGTAATCATCATTTAATTTTACCACTAGTGTAATCAAACTAATATCATTATGTAATTGTAGTGTATCCTTATTCGAACTATCATACTTAACTACAAAAGGCGAATACCAACCATCAATAGTTGTTACTGGCCATTCTTTTGCAATTATTGGGAGTATGTGTTTAGAATAATGCTTTGTAAAATCTACAAATAAAAAATGACTTATATCACTAAAGTATAACTGATTAAAATATAAATCACCTTCATGGCTATGTGTAGTATGATTTTGTTGCCAGAAAGAAAACTTGTTATCTAATTTTTTCGAAACTTCACATAAAGTATTACAAAATTCTTTTGTGAAAAATGGTGTTACTAATATGTCGTTGATGTTTTCGTATTCACCACAATTAGGATGAATAGCATTTCCATAATCTATCATTATATAGCCTTTCGATTATCTAAATTCTATAATTAAAGTATAGTTATCTCCGTTTGCAAAATTTTTTGTTGTCAATAACAAATCACCATTTGGTGTAGTTGCACTATTTGTAACTTCATTTCCTGATGTTCTTAAATCCCAATAACCATTACCACCTAAAACCATGGCAGTAGAATTTGTATCTCCGTCCCAAACTAACTCAACAGCTGATTTACTGTTTGATGTATTTACAGAGTACCATATTTTTGCAATTTTTCTATTGCCATCTTCGGTCATAAAAGTTAATTCAGAAGCGTCAACTTTTTTTACTAAAGTTTCTCCTGTACCATCAGATATGTTAGTTAACTTTACAACAAACTTTACACCAGATGTATCTGTTAATGTTTGTGTTGTTACTGTATCAGCCATTAATTAAAACCTTCTCTTTTTTGACATTCTATTATTATATTATATTTATTTACGTTTGTGTCGCTTGTTATATTAATATCTCCCTTAACATAACCTAATGACTCATCTTCAGGTCTTGGATATGCACCATTACCTGTCAAAGTAATTTTTCTACTATTGTCATTAGTATAAAAAACTTGAATACTTCCTGTACCCTCTATTGCATAATGCAAACCAGATATATTTAAAGACGAGTCACTAGAAGAGTTTTTTAAACCACTTACCTCAACCAAAGATTGATTATCTTCGTCTTTTAAACCATTTGCCTTAACAATAGTTTTATTATTATTATCTACTAATATTTCTTTTGCCAAAGGCATTATTACCTCGGCGAACCAACAGCACTAGCGTGGCCATCTGTTATTGTGATAGTATCACCAGGTGCTTTTTCAATTATAATAGAATCGCCAGCACCGTGTAGGTAAATATTACCTAAAGTTGTGCCGCCCGCTTCTTTTACTACAACTGATTGTGTTGCACCAGTAGCTACACAATGAACAAATTGAGCTCTACCAATATTGTTAGCACTAGGGTTGTTTATAAATTCTCCCTTTGCTATTACAGTATTTGTCATTTGTCTCCTCCTAATTGTTCCATTACTTCTTCGTCAAAGTAATCTAATAATTCTTTTTGACTAATATGCCAAAACATAGCACAATGCTCTATCGCTTCATCAAAAGCATATACTATATCTTGTCCTTTTCTTTCTTTAACCAATGATACAACATCTTCAACAGCACTTTTTAGTACTGGTGTTAATTTTTTGTACGCTTCAGAATCAAAAGATTGATTCTCTTTTATAAAATTACTTACTCTCTGTGTCATTTTGATCGGCTGTTAAATCAATATCAGCTTGACCGTCTTTAGCGTCAGCTGTTGTTGTAACCGATCCATCCTGATTAAAAGTTCCTACATCAGCAACTTCCGGTTTTGGATCGCTATGTGGTACTGCTTCAGGTGTTCCATCTTTATTAAATAAACTAGCCGCTATCTCTTGTCTTCTAGCGTCTAAGGCAGCTCCCACTTTATCTCTTAATGCGGATTTAAACGCTTCGCCAGCGTCAGCATTGTTTCCAGTTTGTAAGTTATCAATAAAATTAACAACGTTATTTTCTTTTTCACTCATTATAATTCTCCTTCTGGATTAGTTGAGTCTGGGGCAGAAATAATACCATCATCAATTTCTTTTTTGATTTGGTTATCAATTTCTTCCATTTCTCTTTCGTTTTGTCTAAGTACATTTTTTCTAATATACTCAACTGAATAATATTTACCTACATAATCTCTCATAGCATCAGCTAATCTTAATCTCTCTAATAACATTTCACTTTGTTTTAATTCTGCAAAGTGTCCGTCTTGTAAGAAATCGTAATTAAGTCTTTCTTTAACTTTCATCCAATCTTGTTCATTAATAACACCTTTTAAAATTAATTGTGTTCTTAATAAATCGTTAAAGAGTTCAGTAAATTTCTTTCTTAATCTTTGAACAAACTTAGTAAATTTAAGTTCATCTCTTGTAATTTCAGTAGAACGACCTAGGCTAAAACCTTGTGATCCTTCTAATCTACTTACAGGAACATTTAAACTTCTATAAAGTTTTGCTCTAAAGTATTCTATGTCTGTAATTTCTCCAAGGTTTTGTCCACCTGGTAGTGTAGTAATATCTGTACCTCTACCACCTTCTCTACTTGGTAACCAAAAATCTTCTAACATTGACATATAGTTTCTGTCATCTCTGATCTCACCTGTAGCTGCGTCATAGACAAGTTTGTTTCTATATCTTGCCATAACATCTCTTAGGTATTGTTCAGCTTTTACTTTTGGTAAATTACCTACATCTATTTTAAATATTCTTCTCTCAGGCGCTCTTGCAATTCTGTAAATAACAGCTGCGTCTTCAATCATTCTTAATTGATTTACAGGTTTAATTGCCTTATGTAAATATGATAAAACTATATTTTTGTTTTGATCTATTAAACCAGAAGGACAAAATGCTATTGTGTCTGGTGCTATTTTAATTCCTGATCCTGATGTTTGACCAGCAACGCCTTTTTCATTGAACATATAATATTCAACAAACTCATCTACTACAGCAAGCATATTAGGACCTGCACCTTCAGGTCTTTTCTTTCTTACTTCTCTAATCTTTTTGATTTTACGAGGGTCGATATATTTTAATTCTGTAATTCCTTTTTTAGGAGAATTTCTGTCAATAATTTTTTGATAGTATATTCTACCATCAACGTACCATCTTCTAAAGATATCGTGCCCTTTAGTATTAAAATTCATTAAATTTAATACTTCTTGGAATTCGTCTTCTACTTTTCTTCGTACTTCATCACCGTAAGGTAAGTTATCAACATTTACCTTAACAGCTTCTTTTAATTCATTAGCCACAACTGCTTCATTGACAATATCTTCGATTGCCATGTCGCACTCGGGGTGTAATGCTATTTCTCTATATCTTCTTATAAGATCCGCTTCACTCTTAGCCGTACCCTCCATGTCCAGGTACGAACCAAAATAACCCCCAGCGGCGACGGTTTGTGTACCGTCATCCGCTTGGGTTGTAGTAAAGCTTTGTTTTGGATCGGCTTGTTTCTTAGCCCTAGTTATAGAAAATCCAAATAATTCAGCCATAATTTAATTACCTCTGTATATACTTATACTACTTTTTAGGTAGTAGTTGTTGCTTCAAAGTATTGATAACTAAATGTAACACCAAATTCTTCAATAGTGTCCACTTGGTCATAACTCAATTCAATCGCAGCTATGTCTATTGGGAACAGACCTCTAAGAGTATAACTCTTAGTAGTATTTCCGTTCCTGTCTAAATGGTCAACAAATGCGTCAACTTGGTAATCAACTGGATTAGTTAATCCCTCATTGTCTGACATATTGTTAATACCATTCTGCCATCTTTCAAATGCGTTTCTTAATTTGAAATTTGTATCATTGATAACTGTAACTGACCAATCAGCAAATGTTCTATCACCCGCTATTTTGATCTGTCTACCTCTGAAAGGTACACTTACGTTAGCAATTGTCATAGCAGGAATAGATGTAGCTCTGCATAAAAATGCTAAGTCTTCTATTTCACCACCAACTTGCGAGTAACCAGGAAAAGGCATTGTAACCTTAAACTGATTGGCTCTTGAGCCACCGCCAGCAAGTTTAGCTTTAAAATCGTTAATATTCGGCATAGTATTTCTCCTTTATTAACCCGCTACTTCGTCAAAACTGACGCCGGTTCTTGTTGCTACAAATGATAATGTGATAAAGTTGATACTTCTTGCAGGTTTCACAAAGATTTCTGCAATAAATTCATTTCTATCAATAACATCACCTGTATTGTTAGTTTCATCACAAACTACTAAAAAGTCTGTAATACCTCTTCGACCTTGTACTTCTCTTAGGAAAGGTTCTACAATGTTTCTAAAGTTTGCTCTTGTGAATTCATCGTTGAACTCAAACAATTGAAATTTAGAAGCAGTTGATATTGCTTTCTGTAAAGTAATAAAAAGTCTTCTTACATTGATTCTATCAAAAGCACTTGGACTTGAAAGAGCAGTTTTATCTCCAAACAATACAGTACCTTGTCCTGGGAATGTTGCCACAGGATTTACTCTTGCTTGATATAAATCATCTCTTTGTGTTTTTGTAGGATTGTATGCAAGTTTCACAGCGCCTCTGATAACACCTCTGTTAAATCCAGCAGGTGAGAACCATGAGTCTGCAACTAGATCAGTTCTTGCAGCTAATCCAGCAGTATCGCCGTTTAATGGTACATATCTATACACATCATTGTATCTGTCGTACATATATTTGTAACCACTATCAAATACAGCATATGATGATGATCTGATTGTGTCAAAAAATGCAACTACATTATTTGTTTGTGTATTAGAGTTTGTAACATTAACTACATCTGCTCTCTCTGGAGAACAGAATACAACAGCGTCTTTTCTGTTTTCTGCAATAGTAATTAAGTTGTCTAAGTGAGTTGAGTCACCCTTTGTAGCAATAATCAAACCAACGTCAATAGTTTCTGCGTCTGCAAATTTTTCAAAAGCAGATTTCATTTGACCGTTAGTTACAGCTGAACCGTTTGCACCAGCAGTTAGTGATTCTAACGTAGGAGTTTTAACGTCTGTGAAAGTTAATCCAGCAGCTGCTGTTCCCCAGTTAGTACCAGCTGAATTGTGATCCATCCAGTAGATGTAGTTTGATTTATTGTATATTACGTTAGGGTAATAGTTGTCATCACCTTGTGGAGTTTTAGCGTCTGAAGCTTTAGATACTTTTGAGTAAGTTTCTAAAATTTCTCCAGGTACACCTGTAATTCCACCGTCTTCGTCAACAACGACAATGTGCATTTCATCGTTACTACCGCTTCTTGTAGAAGCATAAGTCGATGTTCCTGGCGCACCATCAACAGCGTCAAAATATCTCCAACGTCTTTTGATTCTTGCGTTATCGGCAACAACTCTTTTTAAACCGCCAGTACCTCTTGGATGTTGAACAATTGTAATTACGTTTGTACCTGTATTTAAAGCAGTTACTCTGTAAAGTTCGCCATCATCAAAGTCTGTTGTAGCTGCTGTTGTACTAAATTGAATAACATCACCAACATTGATTACGTTATTTGCTAAGTCAACATCATCTACAGTAACAGTTGTATCTCCGACTGCACCGGCTGATGCTACTGAGTTTCCTACTGCTAGTTCTTGTGAGTATGCTGTCGCACTCGGACAAGTTGATATTAATAGATTGTTTCCCCATGCACCACCAGTACGAGCAGCGAAGTTTCCTGCACTATTTGTACCTGACGCATAGTTATTTGTGTAGTCGTCTGTGTTCTTAATTAAAATACCAGTTCCACCTGTAGTTGCGTTTACAACTCCAGTATTCTGTGCTCGTACTACTCTAAGAGCGTTTGAGTATTGTAAAAAGTTTGCAGCTGAAAAAAAGTATTCAAAGTTAACTGAATCTGGTTTTCCGAACGTGCTTACTAATTCTTGTTCACTCGAAATAGTAACTACTTCATCAACTGGTCCTTGGTTAAACTGTCCAGCGACAGCACCAATAGAAGTTGACACAGCAGGTATTATTCTTGTTACGTCTTTTTCTTGTACGAGAACACCTGGTGATACTTGAAATGCCATAGGTTTATCTCCTTTAATTAGCTAATTTGTCAAAAATCGTAAGTTTTCTTACGCCCATATTTAAAACATTCATCTAGTGATATTTATAATACATTAAAACTAGAGTTTTTTGGTCATACCATCGTGCCACACTTTTATGTTCCATGGTTTCCATTGTGCATATTGTTTATCATTATCTCTTAATCCTAAGTTTCTTATTGTCAATTCGTCTTCATTTATACTATAATTTAGTATGTTATCAAAATTTTTGTCGTCTAGTTTATCTGCCATCTCTTTTGCATAATTCCAAAATGGAGTATCAAATTTAGAACCAAAAGCATAGTGATAGAGTATAAAGTTTTGTACATCATTAATATATGATCGCACCTTTTCTGTCGTTTGTTGAGATGTAAAATTTTTATTAATAATCCAATCATATGTCATTCTATTCCATGCGTCATAAGTAGCCACAGAGGTAGATTCTAATGGTTCTAAAAAGAACAACTTATTACCTTGCATAATAACTCTATCATCTATAATAGGTGTTTTGCAAATATATTGATGAAAAGGAAAACTTTCTCTTACACTATCTATATTAAATTGATCTTTAAAGTTTTTTTCAGCTTGTTCTCTTGTAGTTATATTAGAGTTGTACATATAACCTAAAGATACTTGATCGTGTAAAGGTATATAAAATGCCCAACCATCAGGTGTAGCACACGCTCTGGTCCACATTGTTTCATCTTCAACTTTATTAATATTAGAACATATAACAGCATTTAAAGGATTCATTAAAGTATCATAATTAGTTTTATTCGTAGGCCAACCTCTACAATCAAATATGTAATCAGAATCTATATTATCATAGTTAATAACATTTTCATCTTTTACTTTGACATCAAACAAACCCTTACTATTATTAATAATATAGTCTTGTACTTGTTTCGTATCGTAATGTAAAGCATATGTGCCTAAGGGAAAACCATGAAATAGTTTGTCATTATATTTTCCCCAACCTTCAAACAATGTGCCTGCTTTTAAAGTTGCCTTTAAATCATTTTGATTATTATATAAGTTTGAACCTATTGCTTCCCATAAAAAATGAGGCAAATGAGGTATTGTAGCCTGACCTACAACTAATGTAGGTTTTTTACTATCATGTATTAATTCAACTTCTACATTTTCATTATTAATCTTTGTATAGTAAGCATAATGTAATGCTGTTAAACAACCTGCGTTACCTCTACCTAATACTGTAATCTTCATTATAATCCTTTTCTCACAACAGGATGCCAAACTGTTCCGTATTCATCAACAGTTTCTTTTGTCATCTCATCATTATTAATACCATCGTCAACAAAACCAAATGGTGCCATATCTTGTTCTATTAGAGCTGCTTGTTCTTCATATAATTGATTTCTAATATTAGAGTTAGATAAATCTTTGAAGTATTGTTGATTAGATAACCAACCAAATATAACTAAACACATCATCAAGTCATCATTTGTACCTTCTTCAGCCATCCAACTACTACCTCTCCTAGAAAAAGTTGACATCTCTTCAATTAATTGAAAATCATTAATAACCATTTTATCAGATTCAATTAATGTTTTTACATTCTGACAGCCGACTGATTTAACTTGTTTAGTCATACGAACACCTAATGATGTACCTCTACCACTAAACATAGCACCTAATATTTGACCTGCACGTCCTTTTTGAGTTGTCATTAAAACATTTTCATATTCTAATTCCATGTGTAAAATATCTGCAACTTGTTGACCTAAATCATTTACTTCACAAAGTAAGTGTGCTGAGTTATAACCTTTACATACTTGTTGAATAACACTTGGAAAAACATGAGGTTTTATTTCATTATTTTTATATGTTGCAACAACCCTATATGGTATTTGTGTAATATCAAAAACTACAAATGCTGAATAATCTCTATTTGTACCTCTAGCTACGTCAACGGTACAAGCATATAATTTTCCTTTATCAGGTTTCTCAAACATTTGTAAACCATTTTTACTTTCAATAGGTGGTATGTGTGCTGTTGTTTTAATTTTAGCAGGTGAGATTAATGTATCTACAGAACCTAAAAACTCACATTCAAATTCTTGTTGGAATTGTTCTTCACTTGTGTTTCTTATTGTTGTTTCTTTCCACTTTTGATCTCTGCCAGGTACCTCTGACCAATGCACTTCTATAGGAACATAATCGTTTTGTCCGTTTTGTGCGTCAATCCATAACTTATAATACATATTCATTCCGTGAGGAGTAGATACGATTATCATTTTTGTTTTTTTACCAGAGGAGATTGTAGGATAAACTGAACTAAAAAACATTTCAGCTATGTTAGCAGGTACGAAAGCAAACTCGTCTAAGAATATAATATTAAATGAACCACCT